GGCGCTTATGCTAAAATACGACTTACAGTAGATAGTGATGGTGATTGGTATGTAAATGATTTATCAACAGGAAGTGGCAGCGCAAACTTTTCCAGTGGTTCACAGGGAACTTGGCTTAACACCGGTTCAGCCGGTGATTATGATATTAAAATTGATTTCGCAGATGGAACAACACCAGATAATGTTTGGTTGAATCTAGGAACTGATAGGGTTTGGGAAATTCAAATGGAAGAAGATAGCCTGGCTGACGATGGATCTCTATCGATAAGAAATGCTTCAACATTAACTGTTTTGGCTACTTCGACTATTACATTAGAAGCTGAGCATACTCCATAAAAATAAATAAAATAAACGAATAGAAGAGTTAAAACTATGGCGCAACCAACAACAAGAGAATTATTCAAGGATTATATCCTTCGAAAGATCGGCGCGCCTGTGATCGAAATTAATGTTGCCGATGAACAGGTAGAAGATCGTATCGATGAAGCCGTTTCATTCTGGCGCGACTATCACTATAATGGTAGCCAACTCGTTTATTTAAAGCATCAGATTACTGAAGCTGACAAAACAAATGGCTACATTGATCTTCCTACTGGATTGTTAGGAATTTCTGGTATCTTCCCTCTTACAACAAATCTTTCTACGGGTTCTGGTATCTTTAACGTTCAGTATCAATTCGTGTTAAACAACCTCGAAGATATTACTGGCTATAACGTTCAGAACTATTACATGGCGATGTCTCACCTTGAGTTCTTACAAGAAATGCTTGTAGGTAAACCAATGATTCGCTATAATAAGCACGTGAATCGTCTCTATATCGATGTAGATAAGAACTTCTTAGTTCCTGGAGAATACATTATTGTCGAAGCTTATGATGTGATTGATCCCGCATCTTACTCAGACGTTTGGGGAGATCGTTGGTTGCAGAATTATGCTACAACTCTTGTTCGTGAACAATGGGGACTAAATCTAACTAAGTTCACAAATATGCAGCTAGTCGGCGGCGTATCTTTTAATGGCGAACAAATTTTACAAGAAGCGAGAGAAGAAAGAAAAAACATGGAAGAAGAAGCGATACGTTCGTATCAGCCTCTTACCTATAACTTTATTGGATAAGCGTTAATCATGGCTACTAACGTATTCTTCAATAACTACTCAAACTTCAATGAGCAACAACTCATCGATGATCTAGTTATTGAATCAATTAAAATGTATGGTGTAGATGTTATCTACATCAAGCGTTCGTTTGGTGCTATTGACAGAGTGTTCAATGAAGACGATCTTCCTCTATATGATGAGACTTTCGAATTCGAAGCTTACGTCAAGAACGTTGATGGATTCGAAGGCGAGGGTGATTTCCTATCTAAATTCGGTTTACAAATTCGAGACACAGTTACATTTACCGTAGCTAATCGCACGTTCGAGCGCTTCGTCACAAGAGAAGTTACAGATTTAGTTCGTCCTCGAGAAGGTGACTTAATCTACTTCCCGCTTAGTGAGAAGATGTATGAGATCAAGTTCGTTGAGCATGAAGGTATCTTCTATCAAACAGGTACACTTCAGACTTACGACATGAGAGCAGAACTTATCGAATACAGTGGACAAAGATTCCAGACTGGTCGTGAGCCTATCGACACATACTTCGACACTATTGATACAAGCAACACTACAACACTACAAGCTCTTGCTAACACAGCAGGTGATCAGTTTCGTGTTACTGATGGTGCTGATAATCTTGCTAGAAACTACGTATTTGAAACAGAGGGTGATAACATTCTTGACTTCTCTGAGGCAGATCCGTTTAGCGAAAATATAAACATAAGTGATTCCTAATGGCAATAGCAAATTATTTTTACAACGCATCAATACGTAAGTACGTAGCATTATTCGGTACTTACTTTAATCAGTTAACTGTTGAGCGCATTGATAACAATCAAGTGCTTCAGCAGCGAATGATTGTACCTATCTCTTATGCGCCATATCAAAAGATTCTAGCAAGAATAGAACAGAATCCAGATTTTAAAACAAAGTCCGC